CAAAACTACGGCAATCTAATGGGCGGCGAAGTCGGGCGCATAGGTGGCCAAATAGTAGGCACGTTGCCGGTGGGCGGCGCAATCGCGGCGCCGATAAAAAAAGCGGTTCAGATGGCCCCATCATTGGCCAAATTTTTGACGCCGTTAGCAACATCTATTGAAAGCGCTGGATTTCAGACCGGCCTCAAATCAGGCGTGGCTAACGTGGCGACAAAAGGCGTAGGCGGCGCTGTGGTGGGCGGTGTGTCTGCTGCGGCAGTCAACCCAGAAGACACCGGCATGGGCGCGGCCATAGGCGCTGCCGTGCCTACGGTAGTGGCACCGTTGGTTGGTAAAGCGGTGAAATACGGGCGCAAAATTGCAGACCTAAAATCAGCCACATACTTGGACGCCGTTGAAGGTAAAGGTCAAGATATTGTCAACGCCTTGCGTGACAAGGGCGCCGTAATTGTTCCCGGCTCCGCACCAACTGCGGGTCAAGTGGCCGCGCCTGCTGGCGGGGCTAAATTTTCTGCTTTGCAACAAGAGCTGTCCGAGTTACCTGGCGTGGCAACTGAATACGCCGGGGCGGCTGCGCAGACAAACCAAGCCCGATTAGCGCAAGAAGCGCGTGCTCAACAACGGTTCCAAGATGTTGCAGGCAAACTGCAAGCAAAGATCGACCGTAATTTGGTGGATGTCAGTCCGTCTGAAATAGGCGATGCTTTGACCACTGCGGCCAACGTTGAAAGACAAGCTGTCAAAACTAAGGTAACTCAACCTGCGTACAAGGCCGCGTTTGACGCTGCGGGCGATGCCAAAATTGACGTCTCAAATGTCATCGCTGACGCCGAACGCATTTTGGATCGAAAGCTGTCGTCTTTTGCTACTGAAACCGCGCCTGACACGGTTCGCAAACTTCTTAGCTTTGTGCCTGCGCCGCCGCCGGCAAAGCCTGTTGGTAGCGGGCTTATCTCTAGCAAATTAAAAACGCCTGCGCCGCCGGTACTGCCGCCACAAGCTACGCTGCAAGACCTCGATGACGTGCGCAAAGCAATTAACGCCGACATCGCCGCTGCCAGCACCAGCAACGCGCCAATGGCACCGACAACGCTGCGCAACTTGCGGCAGTTGCACGAAGCTGTTGATGACGCAATTGGCAAAAGCACCACCTTAGCCGACGACGCCAAAAAGTTGTACGCCGACGCCGTGGCTACATACCGCACTCAGTATGCGCCTCGGTTTAAAGAAGGCGTCAACGCCAATTTGTTCAAACGCACCAGTTTGGGTGAAGATAAGATTCGGCCCGAAGATGTCATAAACCGTTACTTCACGCCTAACGGTGAGTCGGAAGCGCGTCAATTTACCCAGTTGTTTGGCAACAACCCAGACGCGCTAAAAATTGCGCGGGCAGGCATCGAAGACGTTTACCGCAAAAAGGTTGCGCAAGGCGGCATGTCGCACGCTAACTTTATGCGAGACTATGGGCGCACGATCGACATCTATGACAACGCAGGTATGAATCTGCGCCAGCGGTTTGATGTCATCAACAAAGATGCGCAGCGCTTGGCGCGTGTTGAAAACATGGCCAAAGCCAGCGGCAACAAGTTGGCCCCCGCTTTGCCCCCCGGGTCTAACGCCTTGGCGGTGGAAGCGCGCATTAGCGAGTTGACCAAAGGGTTAGACAACCGTCAACTGACCGCGATCAATTCTGTGCGCGACGACTTAGCCCGCGAAGCTGAGTTTGAGCGCTTGGCGTCCGCAGGCCGAAAGAGCGGCAAAGATGTAAGCCAGATAGCAACTCAAGCCGGTAAAGAAACCGGCGTGGTGCCCGCGCCGTCTATCCTGTCCATGCCCATCACCATCTATAACGCAGTGGTCAAACGATTGCTGGGCGTGGTGGACGATAAATTGGCCATGGAACTGGCGCGTGAGATGTTAAGCCCTGCGGTTACTGCGGAGGCCATTCAAAAAGCAATGTCTAGGCAAGCTCAACAGCAAGCGACAAATCAGTTGGCAAGACAAGTAGCACCCCGCGCTGCCGCCGCTGCCGCGCAAATGCCTGCATCAGAAAACCAAAACAATTTAGCGCCGCCCTACTTTGAAGTTCGCGGTGTCGGATCAACAGGCAAATGATGGACTACCAGATACTCTTCAACATCGCCGTGGCCATCGCCGGGTTCTTCGGCGGGTGGACGCTCAACCGCATCTACATCGCCATCGACCGGCTGGACAGCGACGTGCGCAGCATGCCCCACGACTACGTGAGCCGCGACGACTACAAGGCCGACATCCGCGACATCCGCGAGATGCTGGGCAAGATTTTCGACAAGCTCGACAACAAGGCTGACAAGTGAGGTGGATCCCATCACGGCGTTCGCACTCTGTAAGAGTGCCTACGAAGGCATAAAGGGGTGCATATCGGTCTATCAAGACCTGAAGAAGACGGGCAACGACCTGTCCAAGATCACCAGCGAGGTCGGCGGGGCGCTATCGAGCTTCTTCAAGGGCCACGCCGAACTGGAGGCCAGCCATGAGAAGGCGCAGGCCCAGCGCAACGAAGGAGTCAAAGACGATCTAGCCACCCAAGCCATAGACAATGTCATGTATTTGCGCCAGACTAAGCAGTTCTACGCTGATCTTGAGAGAATGGTGCGCTGGGAGTTGGGCATGCCCGATCTTTGGCGCGACATTGTGGAAGAATATCAGCGCCTGCTGGATCAAAAAGCCGAGGCAAACGCACGGGAACTGCATGAAAAGCGGGTAAAGGCATGGCAGCGACAAAGATTAAAAAATCAGATAGTGGACAGGGCTTTGGAAACAATGCTGGTGGTTTTCGTAATCGGATACCTGATATGCCTAATGTTGTTGATAAGTCTCCATCATCGGGGTATCTCTTTGTTCTAGTCCTGTTCGCGTTTGTGTTCGTGTTGATGCTGCCGTTGGTCGGTATGATGCTGGTGGACACGATGGTGGTAAAGCGCGAGGCCAAGGCCCAGATGGAAAAAGTGGAGAAACTGCGTAAGCAAGTTGAAGAGGAAAAGAAAAAAGATGATTGACCTTACCAAAGCCATTGGCGCAGTTGCCGCAAGCGTTGCCGCACTGGGCGGCAGCTACACACTGGCCGACAAGTTCGGTTGGTTTGACCGTGCAATCATTGAGTGGTCGCCTGAGAACTTCAAGATCGTGGCAGAGGCTGGGCAGCCCATCAATGTCACGGTTGCGCGGATCAAGAAGCGCGATGACTGCTCTGTCGAGAGCTTTACCCCAAGCATTCGGGACGCAAATGGCATGGTGCATGAGGCGACCACCACAGCAAGCAGATTCAGCGGCCCAGCAGGGCCAGAGATCGACACGTTTACGTACCAACTCACCATGGTGAGAAAAGAAAAGATTGCTGAAGGCAAGGCAACTTTGCTGGCGACCATCAAATACAAATGCCCCGAGGGTGAGCGTGTTGTGCAGTACCCGCGCCATACCAATCTTAGTTTTGAATTGAAAGGTTAAAAATGCTGACTCTGTTCTCATCCCTTATCAGCTTCTTGATGGGCGGCTTGCCCAAAATCCTTGAGCTATTCCAAGACCGCGCTGACAAGAAGCATGAGCTTGCCCTTGCGGCCATGCAGACCGAGCGCGAACTGACCTTAAAGAAAGCTGGCCTTGAAGCGCAAGAACGCATCGAGCACATCCAGACCGAGCAGATTCAGATCAACGCCGAGGTCACCAACAACCAGACGGCCATGCAAGAGCGCCAGGCGCTCTATGCGCACGACATAGCTTTGGGCCAAGGCGCGGCTCAGTGGGTGACCAACATGCGCGCTGCGACCCGCAGCGTCATCACCTACGGCATGTTTGCCATGTTCATGTTCGTGGAGATTTTTGGTTTTTATTACGCCTGGCATACAGACGTCGCCTTTGATGTGGCGCTCAACCACCTGTGGGACGATGAAACCCAGATCATCTGGGCCTGCATTGTGTCGTTCTGGTTTGGCGGGCAGGCGTTCAAAAAATGAACGTCAGCGCTGATGCGATCAAGATGATCCAGCACCATGAGGGCATCAGGTACAAGGCGTACCGCTGCCCAGCACAGCTTTGGACAATAGGAGTCGGACATGTTTTATACCCAGATCAAGCAAAAATTCCAATCGATCAAAGAGGCGCTTACTCGCTTCGCCCAGAAGACAATCGCACGTTTTCAAAAGACGAAGTAGATGGAATTCTCAGAAGCGATCTCCAGCGCTTTGAGCGCGGTGTGGGCCAGCTTATTCCTGTCAGACTTACCCAAGGCCAATTCGATGCTTGCGTCAGCTTTGCTTTTAACGTTGGTCTGGGAACGCTACAGCGCAGCACCTTCCGTCAGAAGGTTCTTCGCGGGGAAAAAGACGCGGCCATAGCGTCGCTGTTGCAATACTGCAAAGCCGGCGGCAAGGTGCTCAGAGGGCTTGAGAACCGCCGCAAAGACGAAGCCGCGCTGTTCATCTCCTAAACTTTCGCCTAAAAAAGTACAAGATTACCTGATAGTCCACGCCAAAGCGCTTGGCGATTTCTTTCTTGGTGACGCCTTCGTTCCACAGCGTTATAGCCCTGGACTCGCTGATGGGTGTGGGCTTGCGCCCGCTGCCTGGCCTGGCGCCGCCCTTAGTCTTCATTGAGCGCTAACCAGACCATTACGCAAACGCCGCCGATGGCCAGCGCAATGCCAAAGAACCCAAGGGCAAATATGGTGAGTATGGTTTCAATCACATTACACCTCTCATTTCCCACCCCAACAAAAAGTAATTCCAGCGGGTGACTATGTTGCTGTTGGTGAATTTTGTCCCGTCCCAGGCAAGGTCTGCTGGTGAATAGCCCTTTGACACCATAAGTGCCATAAATACTTGTTGTGCTTTCATAGCTTCACTCCTTCATACCAGCCCTCGACATACGCTTCGTGAAATCCCCAAGCGAATAGCCAAGTCCAACTCAGCTTCTCATCGCGTGGGTAAGTAATCTTTGCCATCAGCAGGCACAACTCTTTACTCGGTGGTGGTGCTTTCATTTTTCTTCTCCAGTTCGCGCCAAGCCTCTTCTTCGGCGTCGTCGATGTGTACTTTGCGCCAGCCAGAGCGCTTCTGGCACTTTTGCTTGCAGTCGTGCAAGCACAGCCCCTCTTGTGGGTATGTGCAGTCTTGTGGGTCTTTCATGTTTTCTCCTTGATGTCGTAAAACCAATCGTCGCCCGCGCTCCACTTGCGTGTGCCGTCCACTGTCCACAAACGCTGCGCCGCTTGGAAGTCGGGAAACTTGGTCTCAGCGGGAATCAGGCTCTGGTCATACCACAGGCATCGGTTGTTAGGCTGGCAGGCAAACTGGCCGTTGTCCAACTGAATCCAATTAAAGCTCTTGTGTTCTTCGGCCTGCTCGGTAAAGCCCGTGTCCAAGTCCATACCATCAGCGCAGAAGTCCACGGTGAACAAGTACCGCCCAAAGTGCCATTGCTTGTCTTTGCCCAAGAACTTGACGCCTAGATTCCTAAGACCGATCTTTTCAATGACTGTAAATCTGTAGCCCATGCAGTCCCACAGTTGGAGCGTGTCAATCGGAAGGTTGCCAGCGTTTGTGTGCCACACATAGGCGTGTATTGGCAGTTTGTCGTACAGCGCACCATACGCTGGCAGCAGTGACTCAATGCGGAACACTTGCCCCCTCAACGCTTTAAGACTTACCCAGATGGCAGGCTCCAGTTCGCCTTGCCCTTTGTGATCGTTGTACAGGAACTCACGTTTGACAAAGCACTTGATGGGCGGCAACGACGCCACGATATAACTCATTTGATTAGCTCCCTATATGCGTTGATGGCGGTTTTCAAATCGTTTTGCAACTGCTGGATGCGGTCGTCTTGCTCTTGCATCTTGGCGTAGGCTTCCATAGCAAACTTGGCCAGGTTCTCCTGACTCCATGTGTCAAATGCTGGCATGGCTTACCTCACTCGGCGCAATGGTTCAATAACCTTCTCAGGCGGGGGCGGGGGCAAGCCCGCGCTGGGCGCAGTCCAGCCCTGTTTGCGCCAAGTCGCTTGCACGTCTGAGCCTCGGGTGGGCACAAACTTGGCGTTTGTGATTAACACGCTTGGCATCACAATTTTGGTGCCGGGTGGGGGTGTCCAATTGCTCATGGTCGTCTTGCCTCCTGTAGTATTTCAATCCGCTCGCGGGATGCCCGCAAGGCCGTGTAGCGCTGGTGCAGCCGCTCCAACACAGACACTCTTTTGCCTGACTCACGTTCGTGGGTCAGCATCTCAAGCACCTTGGCTTCATCCAAGGTCTTAAGTTCAGCGTTCAGTTTTCGCCAAGTGATTTCCAATTTTTGCCTCCAGTTTATCTATCAAGTCAAGTGTGCGTCGCAACGTGCGCGCAGCGGCGTTAAAGTCCTTGCGGTGAATTTTCAGTATGGATCGCGCCGCTTTGAGTTGCGCTTTCCTTAAGGCTTCTAGTCTGGTCATTTAAGTTCCTCCATTGCAATATCCGACACCGCCCGCTTGTCATGCAAGGCGGCAAAAATTTTTTCATCTACAGTTTTGTTGGTCAGCATCACGTAGCACCACACAGCGTGTGTTTGGCCTGAGCGGTGCAAACGACCAATGGTCTGTTCGTACAACTCCAGACTCCACGGCAGGGACAGAAACACCATGTGACACCCACCGTGCTGAAGGTTGAGCCCGTGGCCGGCTGACTTTGGATGGACGGCCAGTAGCCTGACTTGTCCAGCATTCCATCGCTCAATGGCTCGGTCGTCGTCAAGAGTTGTGGGGTTGAACCGGCGCTTGAGCTCGGCGAGCTCTTCTTGGTACTGGTAAACAATGATGGTATTTGCGTGTTGGTTTTCATCAAGCAACTCCTCCAAGCGATCAAATTTGTGCGGGCTGAACCACACCGGCGTCTGTGTGACAATGAACTTGCCGGGTACGTCAGACGCTTGCTTTCGTGTGTCGTAAACGAACCCGCTGGCCATTTGTTGCAGCTTGCCGGTCACCACACCCCCGTTGGCCGCGATGGCCTTGGCGTCTGGAAACTCCACCACGAAGTCGGCCTTCATCTTCTCGTAGGGCTTGCGGTCGCTCAGGTTGCAGCGCACCTCGACAACGTGCAGCGGGGGCAGCTTGTCCTTGTAATCGCCAGGTTCTAGCACAAACGTCGCCGGTTTGATCTTGTCCATGACCTTGGCCAGTGAGCCAACCCGTGGCGCCCACTCACCAAACTCCTTGTTGATCAGCACAAAATACTGCTGCATGAACGCGCCTTTAGAGCGGCCCAGCAGGCTCAGGTCAATGATTTTGCACTGGCCAAAGACGTCCTCCAAGCCGTTGCTGGTAAAGCTGCCGGTCAAACCCCAGCGAATGGGCACCTCTTTGATGATCTTGTCGAACGCCTTGAAGCGCGCGCCTGATGGGTTCTTTAGTTTGGTTAGCTCGTCAAACACCAACCCGTCCACCAACAGGCCGTCATTTGTTACGCCGCATACATCAGCCAACCATTGCAGGTTGTCGTAGTTAATCACAATCACGTTGGCGTCGCTGTTGAACGCATCGTTGCGCTGCTTGGGCGTGCCGACCGCAATGGCCAGCTTCAGGTTCTTGCTCCACTTGGGTGCTTCGATGGGCCACACGTCGGTACAGACGCGCTTGGGCGCCACCACCAACCAGCGCTTGACGTGGCCGTCTTTGATCATGGCGTCCATGGCCGTGAGCGTGATCGCTGTCTTGCCAGCACCCACTGGCGCCAGCACCATGGCGCGGTCGTGTTCGTACAAGAAGTCAGCGGCCTGCTCTTGATACGGTCGTAACAAAACCATCAATCTGCTCCTTAGTCCATAAACACGCATAGCGCTGGTTCAGCAACGCCATGTCCGACATAAAAATTTTCTGCAAGGGCGACAACCTGCCGCCTTTTGTTTTCAACTCCACAAACCATGTAGTGCCATCAGGCAGGCATGCGATCCTGTCAGCCACACCCTTGCGCCCAGGTGAGGTGAACTTCCACGTCTTGCCGCCCATGCGCTCCACAGTCCAGACAAAGTATTTTTCGATTTCTTTTTCAAGCATGTCAAAAAGTTTAGCACACTTTTATTTTTTGTGCTACAGTCAAGGCTCATTAACTAAAGGAGAGTCCACATGGAACTAAAAATCACCACCACCGAAGCAGAAAAAATTCTCTTGGAATGGGCGCAAGCCAGATTCCCAGATGCCTTCAATTCAGTAGAGATCAAAACCTACACTTACAGCGGCGAAATCAAATTCACTAAAGAGGAAACACCAGATGCAGCACAGTAACATCGTCGGCGGCTCGACCGCCAAGCGCGTCATCAACTGCCCAGGCTCAGTGGCCTTGGTGCAAAAGATGCCGCCCCAGCCCAGCAACAAATACGCCGATGAGGGCACGCTCCTTCACAACGTCATCGCCGACATCGTGATGAGCGACAACCCACCCGAGCACTACCTGGGCACCAAGTACGAAGATCAAGTGCTGACCCAAGAGTTGATCGACACCAAACTGGTGCCAGCCCTTGCGGCGCTGGACGTGATTGACCCAACCAAGGAGATGGAAATTGAAGCTGAAACTCGCGTTGGCTTTGGCGATCTACTGCCTGGTGTGTTTGGGTCTACCGATCTTATCGGACGTGTCGGAAACCGTGCAGTTGTTCTTGATTGGAAGTTTGGTGATGGCGTTGCTGTGGAAGTAGAAGAGAACCCGCAGTTGATGTTCTACGCCGCTGCGTCCATGCGCACTGAAGCCGCCAAGTGGGCGTTTGATGGCGTCGATGAGATCGAATGCGTGATCGTGCAGCCGCCCCAGGTCAAGCGCTGGGTGACGACACCAAAGCGCATTGCTGAGTTTGAATTGCAATTGGTGCAGGCCGTCAAGCTGGCGCAAAAGTTAGATGCGGAACTCAAGACCGGCGACCACTGCCGCTGGTGCGCAGCCAAGCCCATTTGCCCACAGATGACCGGCGCTGTTGACCGGGCCTTGAAGACCAGCATCGACGCTTTGGACGCGCCGCAGATCAGCGCGTATCTGAAGAACGCCGATATGCTGGAGCAGTGGATCGCTGACCTGCGCGCGCTGGCGCTTCAGATGCTCGACAGCGGTGCTAAACTGCCTGATTACAAGTTGGTGGCCAAGCGTGCCATCAGACAGTGGACTGACGAAGACAAGGCCAAAGTCGCCCTGTTTGCGTTTGGTCTCACAGAATCTGAGGTGATGGAGACATCAATCATTTCACCGGCCAAGGCTGAGAAGGCGCTCAAAAAGCGCAAGCAAGCCCTGCCCGATGATCTGGTCGTCGCCGTCAGTTCGGGTACCACCATCGCGTCTGAGAGTGATCCCAGGCCGGCGGTGGTTCAAATCGGGAAGCAATTAACCGCTGCCCTTTCTAAACTTCAATAAGGAACAGAAATGTCCAATTTAGTAGCGTTCTCTCAAGCGGGCTTGCCCGCAGTCTCCACCCTCTCAACCGCTTTGCGCGCGATCCAAGCAGACGTGGGCCCAGCCGGCACAGTCATCCTGAAAATGGACAAGACTGGCCACTGGGTCTTCGGTGCCGATCAGACCGAAGTGGAAGACGACTCCACCTGGGCCATCAATCCTTTCAGCTTTGTCCACGGCTTCATCGCCTGGGGCGATGGTGAAGTGTTGGCCGAAAAAATGGCGTCGGTGTCCCAACCGTTGCCCGAGCTTGACGAAGCGCCCCCCGGCGCCAAAAAAGGCTGGGAGACACAAGTGGGCATGAGCCTTAAGTGCATCAGCGGTGAAGACAAGGGCATGGAAGCGCGGTACACCACCACGTCAGTGGGCGGTAAGCGTTCTGTGCAGACCTTGGCTGTAGCGTTGGCAGAGCAGGTCGAAAAAGACCAAGCAAAGCCGGTGGCAATTGTGAAACTCAAAAAGGATCACTATGCCCACAAAAGCTACGGCAAAATCTACACGCCTGTGTTTGAGGTGCAAGAGTGGGTCAGCATGGACGGTGAGCCCGAGGTTGCTGTTGAAGCACCCGCGCCTGCCCCCGCTGGCCGTCGTCGTCGGTCTGCTTAAGTAAATCGGGGGGAAAGAATCTTAGTCCGGGAGTAGCAGTACCCTCTGCTTAAGCCCGGTTGGGTTGTGCGTAGCTTAGTTTGGTAGAGCATCCCCACGACGGGAAGACGCCGGTTCGACGCCGGTCGCACTTAAAGATTTGAGTACCCCCACCTTTTATATGCTTTGGCTAGACTTTGAAACCCGTAGCGCCTGCGACCTAAAAGCCGCAGGCGTTTACAACTACGCTCAAGATGCAAGCACCGATGTGCTGTGCATGTCCTACGCATACAAGGACGAAGACGTCCAAACATGGACGCCCGACCAACCATTCCCCCGTTGGGTTGCAGAATACAAAGGCCCGATCTACGCCCACAACGCCGCTTTTGAGCGCTTGATTTTCTGGTACGTCTTGCAGATCAACTTCGATCTAACACAGTTCTACTGCACCGCCGCCCAAGCCCGCGCCAACTGTGCGCCGGGCTCGCTTGAAGACGTGGGGCGCTTTGCTGGCGCTGGTATGCGTAAGAACCGCAGAGGCGCTCAACTGATCCGGCTGCTGTCTATCCCCCGCGCTGATGGGACGTTCAACAACGACCCCACGCTCATGGCCGAGATGGTGATCTACTGTGAGGATGACGTCAGGGCCATGCGTTCGATCAGCAAGGCGCTGCGGCCACTGTCAGAGGAAGAGTTGCTTGACTACCACATCAACGAGCGCATCAACGACCGAGGCGTCTTGGTCGATGTGCCGCTGTGCAAGGCCGCTGTGAAGTACGCCAGCGATGAGTTGGTCGAGATCGAGCAGATCGTGGCCGAGGTCACCGAAGGCGCCATCACCAGCGTGCGCTCCCCCAAGATGCGCCAATGGGTCATCGAGCGTGTGGGCCCGCAGGCTTTGAAGCTCATGGAAACCTACAAAGACGGCGAAATGAAGTACAGCATCGACAAGACTGTGCGAGCCAATTTATTAAACTGTGAAGGAGTACCACCCGATGTTCAAGAAGTTATTCAATGCGCCGACGATCTCTGGGCCTCGTCAGTCGCAAAATTTAGCAGGCTCGCGCATCTTGCCGATGTGGAAGATGAACGAGTCCGAGGAGCGTTTGTATTTGCAGGCGGTTCAGCGACAGGCAGAGCTTCAAGCTATGGCGCACAGGTACACAACTTTACTCGCAAGTGCGCCGGCGATCCCGAAGCAACCCGGAATGCTATGGTTCGCGGCCACAGCATCATCCCAAGATTTGGAAAGCGCGTTACTGATGTGCTCAAGGGGATGCTCAGGCCCGCACTGATACCCGCGCCGGGTAAGTCCTTGGTCGTGGCCGACTGGGCGGCGATAGAAGCCCGCGCCAACCCTTGGCTCTCAGGCCGTGGGGACGACAAGCTGGCCATCTTTGCCAAGGGCGAGGACGTGTACAAGGTCAACGCCGCCGCCACCTTTGGCGTGCGGGTTGACGAAGTGACCAAAGACCAGCGCCAGATCGGCAAGGTGCAAGAGTTGGCCTGCGGCTTTGCCGGCGGCGTCGGTGCTTTCGCGGCCATGGGCCGGGCGTATGGCGTGCAACTCACCGAGTTTGAATCCAAGCGCATGGTGGACGCATGGCGTAGGGCAAACCCTTGGTCTGTGCCTTACTGGCAGCAGCTTGAAGAGGCGTACACCAGGGCCATGCGCAATAAAGGCTTTGAGTTCAGCGCGGGGCGGGTCACCTATATGTTCGACGGCCAGCATCTCTGGTACGCTCTGCCCTCCGCGCGAGTGCTGTGCTACCCGTTTGCCAAGCTGGACGCCGATGGCGTGACCTACGCCAAGGCCGCTTGGAAACCAGCAGCAGATGCAAAAGAATGGCCCCGAGCCCGCCTTTGGAAGGGGTTGGCGTGTGAGAATATCACGCAGGCAACGGCCAATGATTTGCTGCGCCATACGCTGCGCCAGCTTGATGATGTGGTGCTTCACGTCCATGACGAGGTGGTGCTAGAGACCGACCGGCCAGAGGAGATGGCCGTGCGATTGAAAGAGGTGATGTGTACGCCGCCCGAGTGGGCCAAGGGCTTGCCCCTTGACGCAGAGGTGGCGATCATGTCGAGATACGGCAAATAAAAAGCCCGCTGGCAGGCGGGCTCTTAAAGGAGAAACAAGTTGGAATTCCTGGAATTTATCACAAAATTGGCCCCAAGTGGCGAGACAGCGCTGATTGTCAGACAAAAACCACAGTTGAAAGACGGAGAGATACAACTCCACGCCGATGGGGCCGTCAAATGCACATGGCCGGCATTCTTGCCCGACCCCAAGCGCATCAAAGCGGATCAGGCCTGGTATGGCAACACAGCCAGCTTTGTCATCGACCGCTTCACCGATGGCCGGGTGTCAGCGTCCGCTGCCAACTGCGAGTACATCTTGGTGATGATGCTGGACGACATTGGCACCAAGTCCAAGACCCCGCCGCTTGAGCCCACCTGGATCATGGAGACGTCCCCCGGTTCATTCCAGTGGGGTTACGCCTTCAGCGACCAACCGACCAAGGCCGAATTTAGCGCGGCCATCAAGGCCATCGCCGAGGCGGGCTACACCGATCCCGGTGCCTGCAACCCGGTTCGTAATTTCCGCTTGCCGGGCAGTGTCAATCTCAAACCGGGCCGCGACAACTTCGCCGCCCGCTTGGTGGAGTTTCACCCCGACCGCGAGTACAGCCTGCCCGACATCTGCGCCGCCTTGGACGTGACGCCGGTCGAACCCGACTCGCTCACCCTGCGCCCGATCCGCATCTCAGACGATGGCGCGGATGACGTGATGGCGTGGATGTCTGGCCAGGGTTTGCTCTTGTCCAAGCCCAATGGCGAGGGTTGGGCGGGCGTCATCTGCCCCAACAGTGCCGAGCATACCGACGGCAACCCAGAGGGGCGCTATATGCCCGCCAACCGGGCCTATTGTTGCCTTCACTCGCATTGTGTCGACTTCGATTCCCGCGCCTTCCTGACGTGGGTGGCCGACCAAGGTGGGCCCGCCCACAACCCCGGCTTGCGTGAGGAACTGCTCACCCAGGCCATGGAGTCGGCGCTCTCGAAACTGGCACCGACCGCCGATTATCCCGATGAAGCCGCGCGCGTCATCGCCGAGGTGGAGCGCAAAGAGCTTGGCCGCATCGAGAAAAACGAATGGTATGAGCGCTTCGCGTATGTGCAGACCGATGACGCCTTTTT